AGCGACTCATTAAAAAATTAATTATGTCGGGATAAAATCTTGGTGTTCTAATGTTCATATTTGCCATTATGATACCCTTATTGCTTCGATGTTGCTTGAATTAATGTTTTTGGCGATATCTGTTATCATATAATAACCGGCTGCGGTATTTTCAAAGGTTGTCGTTGTTGAATCGAAAGTTGTTGTCGTTGAATCAAATGAACCGCCAAGCGTTTGACCATATAATTTAAATTCTGAAGGCCAATTACTAAAATTAATAATATCTCCAATTTCTAAATGATTATATCTTGGACGTGATGTTGAAAAACTAATTTTGTTTTTTCTATCTTTTAATAAATGTAAATAAGCTTCTGCAAGTTTTGTTGCGGTTGTGTCGTCTAATATTTCGTTAGCTTCTATTTGCAATTTTAAAACTTGGTTAAATCCGTTAACGGTCGTTCCTTGCGAAGTTGAATCCGTTGCGGTTGCTTCTGATTTGTTTTGTTGTCCGCCGTAATCGTGTTTATATTTTATAAGTATAGAATTTTTGACGGCATCAAGTGGCGTTTTAGCAATCTTTACATTGCTAAGATCGCGATAATCAATTGTTTCATCTGCTGAGGAATAATCATCCGAACGTCTTAATGTTTTAATTTTAAACTTACCATCGCCACCAATAAACACATAAGAAAAACAAAGTTTACAAAGTCTTTCAATAAAGCTTTTTGAATTCATAAACTTGAATTGAGAAAAAGCAAATTTTATATCTGAAATTGCGTCTTCGTAAATATCGCCTAACAATCCATTGGTCGTATTGCCTGAAGTATCAAAAGTTGCAAAATCTATATTAGTTGATGACATACTTAACTCATCCCGCAAAATATCTTCAATAATATAAATTGGATTTTCAATTAAAGCGTTTTCAGCATATCCATTGTCTCCGCTTTCGCCGTTTCCTCTGTTGTCTGCATCAATATAAGCTGCATACTTTCGACCTTTACCCGAATAATAAATATAATTAATATTACTTGGCGTTAATAATGTTTCTGTTCTTGTAATTGTTTTTATAGGTTCAAGAACAATTTCTTCTGTTCCGTATCTTGTTTGAACTGTTCTGGTAATTGGACTTCCTTCAATCGTTTCAACAATTGAAAAATCTTCTATATCTTCAATATTAAAATCAACCACTATTCCCGATTCAACTATTTCAGCCGATTCGTTTGCTGTGCCTGATAATAAAGAATAATCAATAGAACCTTCAAAGTCCCAAGCTGCTGTTTTTCCTGAATATAAAGAACCAATATTTGATTTTACTTCTGAATTTGTGGACATTGAATCAATATCAACATTTGCCGAATTAGCGGTAAATCTAAAAACGTCGTTATCTTCTCCGCTCAAATCTGTAACAGTACCCCAACGAACCAAAGTATTGACCGAGCCAAATTCTCCTAATTTACTTAATTGAGGGATTGCAAAAGTCATCGTTGAAACTGAGTTATTGCTTGTTGCTCCGTTTGCTGTCCAAGTTGCCAAAGTAGAAAAAGAACCATCGCTTGTGTTTTCTTCATTTGCAACGGCACCGCTCCCGGTAACACTTTCAGAACCCAAATTTGATGTACTTAAAGGATAAAAAACCGAAGCTGTCCCACCTCGATATTCAATTTCAGGATTGCCGGCCACATCAATTGTCCCGGTTATAGTTGGATAATATCCGTTTTTATAAAAGTAAATATTTTCATTATCCATCGTGTGCAATGCTTGTGAATCTGCCAAAGCTTCTGATCCGGCTTCTTGTACATCCCAAATATCCGTAATTATAGCGGGAAATGCGCCTTTGTAAAAATTATAATATTTATCAAAATGTGTGGTCGGTATAGTCCCGATATTATCTTTTTCGTGAAAATCTCCATATGCCATCGGAATCGGTTTGCCTACATTGTTTGCCGGGGCGTTTGTATATGTAGATGAGTCAACAATATTTGTTGGTATTTGTTTGTGATATTTCGATGAGTTATCCAAAAGCGTTAAGGTACAATTATTTCGGTCAAAATCTATTTCTCCGGATATTATACCGGTTGCGATCATTCGTGTCGAAGTGTCAAGCGTTGAAGTTTCGTTTGTATTTAGGAATAATTCCCATTTACGATTAGCAAAGTTATTGGTTGACAATAAATCGGTAAACCTTCCGCCTTTGATTGAATTATCTGAATTAATCAAAGTAACAGAAAGATTCCCTATTGTCGTTGTAAAATTAAAAAAATCTAAACTTTGTCGAAGTGTTCCAAACGATGCAACAATTCCATAATAGATGTCGGAACCATCTTCGCGATGTCTGTCACTAACGCCAATAAAATTACTTTCGTCGTTGTAATATAGTTTTAACACCCAAAAAGCGGTTGTATTCGCGTTTTTAAGTGCGTTGCTTAGTGAAGTATCAAATGATAACATTAGCGATTGATACGAGCTTGACCGGTTGAAATCGCTTTATTGATTGCCGGAATTAAATTGTTAGCTGCAAAATTATGATCTACCATTCCGCCCTGAAAAGTTTGATTAATTGTAATGTTTGCGGAGGGCGATGCTTGAGTTGGCGATTGACCAAATAAAAACTTGGTAATCCCTCCGATGATTCCACCACCGGTAAATAAACCGGCTGAATTCATTATTGCGTTATAAATTTTTGCTTGTGCAACCATAACACCAAGTTGGACAACTGCTCTTTTTAAAGAATCTGAAACATTGTCACCCATTATCGCCGACGTGAAAAGACTTTGCGCGGTGTTTGCTGTGAATTGTGCTGCTTTTTTTGATTCATCCGCTATTTGTTTATTTTTATCTACAACAACCGGCAAAAGATCAAGCTTCATTTTTTCAATACCAAATTCTTCTTTTTTTAATTCTACATTTCTTGTATTTGCTTGAAGTCCAAAATCTTCTAAAGTTCTTGTATCTTCTCCTTTTATAAGATCACTTATTGACCTTCTTGCTGATACCATAGCTGATCGTGTTTTTTGTATTGCACTAACTGCCATACTTGCCATCCCTGATAAACTATTTGTTACAGAAATAACCGCCGGTTTTAAAATAAATCCAAGTTCTTCGCCTAAATCACCAAATTGATTTTTCATTTGTTCAATCGAACCCGCTAAAGTATTGGTTGTTTCCTTCGCTTGTCCTCCAAATAAATCTGCAATTACCTTGACAGCTTCTCCCGCTTTCATTTCTTCGGCTGTCAAATCTCTTAATTGTGGTATTAATTCGCCAAGCTCTCCACTTAATCCACTAAAAGTTTTTGCTGTATTTCTAACGGCTGACTCTAAAGATATCCCGGTAGCTGCGGAAAGGTCAACAGAAGCCGATATAATGCTTTTTATTTGTTCTTCGTTAAATTTTAAAGACGCAAGAAAAGCTTGTTGCGATATGATAACTTCATCGCCAAAAGTTGTGACCTTTTGCAATGCTGAAGCTTGTTCCAAAAGATTTTTTGAAGTTCTCCCAAGTGCGGTCGAAAGTTGTTTTTCTGCTAGTTCTTGTTGCGCTGCTAACTCGATAACGCTTGAAAGTCCTGATACGATTCCTTTAGCTGCGAAGAATACTGCACCGGCTTTGGCCGCAGCTTTTCCCATTTTTGCAATACCACCTTCAACGCCTTTTAAATCGTCTTTTGTTTTCTTTGCTCCAACTAATCGGAGTTTTAACAATAGGTCTTTAATCGCCATTTTCTTTCTTTCCTTTTTCTTCCATACAAGCAGTCATTTCATTGTCAATTATTGTAAAACAATCTAATCGATGCGCTGAAATATCATCAAGTTTGCCAAGCGATATGTTGAATCGTTTGATGTAATTATATTCGTTTATCATATCATAGTGCCAAGATTCAAGCAAATAAGAACAATCTGCAAAGAATGGAACGGTATAGTACAAAATTTGACCATCGGTGTAATGTTCACTAGGTTCACAAACTTTGTCAATAATATTCCATATGTCATCGATCGTGTTTATCCTTACCGCGTTGTGTTTATAAGTAACCGGGAGTTTCGCCACAGTATAGGGGAGGCGACTATATGATCTAGGCGGTTTTGGAGTACCGAAAAAACTGCACCAAACCGCAAGGCTTAACCCCCGGAATCCTTTTTTGCCGGATCAATCCCTAAGTATTCAAGAAATACCGCTTGAAGAACTTTGTCAATATCAGGCATTTCCATTCCTTGAAATTCTACTTCGCCTAATCCGGCTATTTCGCCCACACGCTCAAGAACTGCGTAATATGCGTCAACATCCATCTTGCCTTCCCACCAAGTCATTGCGTTCAATTTATGCAATTCCCTTCTTTCTGCGTATGTGCATTCGTTTATTATGTATTCTTTTCCATCGACTTTAATTGTCATTTTTTGCGCTCCCGTTTTTATTATGTTGTAGTGATAGTAAACAATGCGTTTGAACCGTCCGCCATCGCTTTGAATGGCAAGTCAATAAAGACTCCCGCATCCGTATTCGTGTGGGTGTATCCGGTATATTTAGCGGTTGGAATATCAAAGTCAATTGTTGATCCGTCGCCAATACTAATATTTACGGAAGTTCCCGCTCTAAAATCTGCGATTGTATCAATTACATTGTTATCAAGTTTTGCGCTTACTGTACCCGTTACGTTAATTTGACCACCTCGCATATAAGCGGAAGGTTCGTGACTAATTGAATTGACAGTTGAAAATCCTACTCTTTGAGCCGGATTTGATATGGTCATTTCAAAGTTATTTAAAACAACGTCATCGCTTCCAATTGACATCGTTGTGCAATCGAAAAATCCTTTTGTGAAATCTACTGCGGTTGCGTTCGCGGATGTTCCTTCGGTTCCTATTACCGGTTGATATCCACTAAAGAAAACACCTGAAGCGGTAAGTCTTCCGCCGTTAACGGTTGGGTTCATTGATAGTGTCAACTCTTGTAGAATGGACGAGTGCATCAAACGATCTTCGTCAGCGTCAGGCGATGAAACAACAACGCAAGCATATTCGCCGGTTGATGCGCCTTCCTCGTATGCAACCGTTGCTTGGTTGCCGGTCATAGTTGTTGTAACGCTTGGCGAATCATCTTCCGACACTAATTGAAGCAACATTTGAAGAACGGTTTCGTTTTCAACTGCGTAATCGCTAAAAGTAAAAGTATATGTTCCGCCTTTATTGACAACGATATGGTCGTCCGGTCTTAATATTCTTTGTCCTGATCGTTCTATTTCTGCTCTTTGTGAACCCTCTGCAAAATCAATATCATTAACTTCGGGTGTTCTTAATTTAAACAATGTTCCGGATACACTATTCGCGCCAAGATTGCCCGTTTGAATTGAAAAGAACGATTCAAATTGTTTTCCGGAATATACTGTTTTATCTAAAACTGCCATTATTTATCCCTTTTTGTTTTTTTTATAATGTATCCACCATCCAATAATTCTTTGGGCGGATTCTTGATGTCAACTTCTTTTCCTTCTGCCAATGCTTTTGCAACTTGTTTTCCAAGTCCGTGATAATCATTGATTGAATTGAAAGAGTTTATATTTTTTCCAATAATATACTTCATACATAGACCTCCGTAACGGTACAATTAAACGACATATTAGCGCGAAAGATGTCAAGATTTTCTTCGTCTTGTTCATATTCAATCGATTCAATACGTCCATCGTGGTATTTATAAACACCTGACGGCGAATAATGTGCGTTGTTATGAATTAATCTTTTTACGTTTTCAGCCGTTGAAATTAAATTTTCTTTTATTCTTTTGAATCCTCCTCCGCGAATCAATGTATATACAATATTTACAACATATGAACGCGATTGACCACTTGCAAAATGTTCAATTAATGTATCTTCTCCCGGATCAAGAACAAACGATTGATTTCCGCGATGTTCATCAATAACCGGTATATTAAATTCATTTCGCATTAAATCCTCTAAT